AGAACCTCTGCTAGTTGGCGGCGGTAGGTGCCGCGTCCGTAGGGTTTGGGTCTGTCTCGTCCAGTACCGGCAGAATGTCGATGTCAGGGTTTTTGCTAATCCATTCACGCCAGTTGTCGCCAACTTGTTCGCCTTTAAGTTTCAAGATTGTGTGCATCCAACAGCAATAATCTGAATACAGCGGTGACGCTGAGAGCTGTTGAATGCTGCGACGCTCAAGGCGTTCCCATTCGGTGACTACAAATAGGTTTGTGTAGTAATACTCGGGTGCGCTGTCGGGCGTGCGCTTTAATTGCAACTTAATTTTCATGTGTCTCCTATGTCGGCTTGGAGCCGTTTAATTACGTGAGGTCAACGCTGTAAATGCCACCCTGAAGTTCAATTTCGTAGGTGCTTAGTTCACCCAACGAAGCGTTGATCACAGGGATTGCTGACAAGTATGTGCCAGTCAATTCGAAGCCAGGGTTTGTTGCTGAGTTAGCACCAGACGCTGGTGAAACTTTCACATAGCACTTGGTGCCGATAAGGGCTGACAATGTTGCGTAGGACTCTGACGCTGCGTAACTGGCATAGACCGTCAAGGTGAGTGAGTTGCTGAACAGTCCTGCTGTCATCGTGCGCGACGTGGAGCCGAACGCGGTGTCTTCGAGTGCTTCTGCTGTAACAGTCAATGTTGCTGCGCTCACCTGATCGGTGATGTCTGTGGTTGCTGCGCTGGTTGCGCCGATCAACACGACTGGGTTAGAGAGATACGTGCTAGTTGCCATGATTGCTCCTTAAGTTCTGTTCTGATAGTAGATGATTTGTGTTGCTTAGTTGTGGATTATGCGGTCTGGGCTTGGATGGCGCAATCAAGGTCGTAGCACGGGTAAAGCGCGCCACCAATCTCAAGGCTTGACGGACGGCCAGCCATCACAATAATTGACGAGCCAAGCACGGTTGCCACAATGCTCAAGATCGAGCGAAGCACCGGCAAACCTGCTGGGCCTGAGCCAATTACTTTGATTGGGAACTCAAGGCGCACAATGTTGCCGTTGCCAAATGTCGTGGTGAAGTTTGGTGCGTCCAAGTACACGCAATTAGGCACAAGTTTGGTTGGGTCGTTTACAACACGCAGACCAGACACCGCGGTGAGCGTCGCTGTGACGTCATCAATCGCTTCGTTAAATAGGTCGGTGTAAGCCATCAGGCAACCGCTGGGCGTGGAATGCCTAAGAGCTGCTTAACGATCGGGGTCAGGCTTTGCTGTGGTGCTGAACCCATGCCGTCAAACGTGGCGTAGGTTGCCTCTATTGAGCCCCTAGAGCGCCACAGAGCGGCGCAATACATCAAAGTGCCCAATGTTGCATCTCCACCTGGTGAGGTCGTCAGGGAGTCGATATAGCCCGATTCCTGACGCCTGCGATAACAGAACTGGTTGCCAGCCGAAACCGATTGCGTGAGCAACGTGTAATCGTCAGATGGGTTGGTGATCGTGATGCCCAAATAGGTCATAACTTGCGCGGCAGTAACCCACGTGCAAACAGGCTCATAAGTGACGGTGCCAGAAGCTGCGACACGTTCAACGTCGCTTGCGGTCTTGGCGTAAAGAACCTGATCGGCAATCGGTATCTGATAGTCGTAAAGCAGATCGCCCTGCGTGTCAGTACCAAGAAACAAATACTGTGGCAATGCGCGCACAGTAAAGGTGCCATTGAATGTTGCGTCAACAGAAGCAACCGTGATTGAACTGCCGACTGCAATCTCTGATGGGGTCAGAAGTTGCAGTACGGCAAAGTTGTCAATCAGGTACTTGTTAGTAACTGTGTATGTTGCCATGAGCGGTTAGCCCGCTCTCGACTAAGCCTGGGTGATCTTGCGGATCATTCCAGAGATCGCGGCGAACGTGGATACGTAGCCATGGAAACTCATGTTGCGTCCCAAGACTGATGGCTGTTCAACGCTCATGAGGCCACGGATTGATTCGTAGAACTCAAAGGCGTCGCCTTGTCCCTGACCTACACGGGTGATGACCATGGTCTTTGCTGCGAAGTTGCTGTCAACTACCAACTGCAAGCCAAGTGGGTTGCCGTTCCATGAAGATGCTTGTGCGTTGCCAAGTGCGTTCTGACCGGTGAGGCCTGCGCCGATGAATGGGAATACTGGACGACCAGTTGTGTCAGCAAGTTGTCCAAGTTGACCCCATACGTCTGGGCTTACGAACATGTGGGTTGGTGTCCAGTTGCGACCGTTTGAGATGTCTACAGCTGAGTCATAAACCGACTTCAACAAGTCAGCAACGGTGCCGTCCCATACGCCAGACGATGTTGCTGCGGTGAGCAAGTTGTCTGCTGCAAGGTTGTCCGATGCAATCATGTATTCGCCCATGAGGTCATTCAAGATCAGCTGCATTGCTGCAGGTGACGTGAAGTCAATGTCTTGAACCGACAAGGTCACTTGGCCAGCAAGTGTGGTCTTGCTTACCGAGTTGGATGCGATCACCATGGTGGTTGCTGATGCAGCGCCCAATTCTGATTGTGATGCAACGCTTGTGTGCGTGGTGATTGTTGGACGAATGAACGTCTTCTGTTGACCATTGTCTGGGTAAGCGCGAGCGCCAACTGCTTCGACTACTGGACGCAAGAAGTTCAAGTCCTGAACCAATGGCCCAAGTACAGGTACTGGCAAAAGACCAGGTGTGTCAGTTGTGATGACATCGCCTGCAGCTGCCTGCAATGCGGTGCGCTTTGATGCGGTGTGTTCTGCAACTGCAGCGTTCATGTTCTTGAACGTGTCGCCACCGATGTGGTAAGCGGCCATGAACTCGCCTGCTGATGGCAGAACGAATTCTTTTTTGGCTTGTGCGAAAATTGGTGCGGTTGGGATTGTTGCCTCAACTGCTGGAACGGTTACTTCTGACATGGGTTCTATCTCCTGTTCTGGGACTACTTCTTCATTTAACACTACTTCTTCGGGCTCTTGGTGGATACTTGCAGCGACGCTCACAATGTTTGCGCCATCTCCGAATGCGCCGATCGGAACTAGGGAAAGTTCCATCCAATCGGCTGCTTCAATAATCATTGTTCCTGCTTCGTCGTACGAAAACTTGGTCGGGTTTACGCCCACAGAAACTTGGTCAATGGTGCCGTCTGAGGCCATAACCAAAGCGTCATTTCCAAGGGCGGTGGCGCTGATCTTGGCGCTAAACATCATGCCCTGCTCTGTGTCCACGCGCTCGGTCACTACGCCTACCGGCATAGAAGCATCGTGGTACATGAACAAGCGTGGTGCTTTGCCCTCAACTGGCAATGAGCCTGGACGGAAAATCACAGCTGTGCCATCCGAAACTGTTGCCGGCACGTTGTAGGGAACTGCGGTTCCGCTGATGGTGCGTCGTGGCGCGTCGCCTTTAGCGGCGTCTAGCGTGAAATCTCCTGAGATTAATTTGATCATGATGCGATCTCCTCTTGCGTGTTTTCATTTATGTTTACATCTGTTCTGTCCATGACATCAGCCATGAAGTTTTCTTCTAAGTATTCGTCGGCATCAAACTCAACATATGTTCCGCGTGGTAGCACGTTGTCCATTGACAGCGCGCCAGCGATTGCGTCGGCATACAACTTCACTCCAAACAAGTAAAGGTCTGCTCGAGCCTGCTGTGAAGACTGGTATGAGTAAGCGCCAGTAGCAACACCGACCAAATACGGTGGCACGTTTGCCAGACGCGACATTTCCAAAGCCTGATATTGCGATGCTTCAATGAGCAACATTTTGTCAGGCGTTGAATTGGTCTCTGTGTACGACAAGTATTCGTTGAGCGCTGCCGTTTGGTTGGTTGCGCGCGCTGCATTGAATGCGCTTGCCAAATCAGCAAGTTCTTGCGCGCTTAGTGGCTCGCCACCCGTTTGCTTTAATACGCCTGCAGGGATGCTTGACGATGCGTTGCGATTACGAGCTGCTTCAAGTTTGAGCGCGGTTTCAATAGCGTTTGGTGCTGAGTAGATCAGGCCTTGCGCTGGAGACAAGAATTGCACAAGGTTGTAAGGGTCAATCTCGCCACCTTGGAAGTACACCTGTGATGACGGTGCAAACCAGACAGGGCCAGCCATGTCGGTCGTGGTAACTGAGCCTGCAGGCAGTCGAGTGAACGATGCCGGGTAGCCGTCGGCGGTGCGCGAGGTGATGTACCAAAATGCGCGGCCAAACATCATGAGGTCATCAAGAGTCCAACTCATGAGAAATTGGAACGAGACAGTTGGGTCTGGTCGGCGTATCCATGAACGTGGTGCGATGTACACCTTTTCCATGTCGTCGCCGTTCCACATTTCGTTGTACATTTTCAACGGCATTGAGCCAATGACCGAAGCCATCAAGTCGCGCGCACGGTTGATTGTTGGCACGCTGATTGCTTGGTTGCGTGCTTCGCCTTCGCGATAGGTGTAGTACTGGCCGATCATGTTCACGCCAACATTTGACGACGAGTAACCAGGTGCGAAGCCACCAGCTGCAGCCGCCTTGTTTGGCGCTGGGCTTATTGCTGCTTTTTTGGTTTTGTTAAAGATCGCCATATACACCACTCTGCCATATAGGTGGCAACCGCACGTGACTAATCCGATTCCGACAAAAGGCTAGAGCGTGCGGTCGCCGACGAGAATGTTAGTGGTTAACGGCCACGAGCATGGGTTTACCTGAGTGAACTGGTCGCGCACACATCCCGATTCCCCAGACCATTGTTCGGGCTAACTCAATCGGCCCAGGCGAACGCTTGGACGAGAGCACAATCGTGTTGTCGGTGCGAACAGCAACGGCGCGCTGAACATGTTCTGCAAGCAGTTTTTCTCCCGTGTGTAACAGTCGCGCTTCGGCAATCATGTTTTTGGCAAGCGGTGTAAACCGTCCAAGTTCCGCATAGCCAACGACGACTCGGCGGCGCTCAATGTTTGGTGGGCAGGTTGCATCCACGGTCGGCGACAGGGCAAACCTGATTGTCGGGTCTTTGGCTAGTTCCTGCACGTTCTCCCACAGCTCTGTAATTGACTCGGCAATGAACGCGACGGTGACAAGCACCCGACCGTCTGACAGGTTGACGCATCTGGTCGCGCTGTATCGGGAGTCGTCCAACGAAGACTCGATTGCCACGACGCCACCGCTCGGTATCTCACCGTGGTATTCCAATGACGGCCAGCGCCCTGGCTCAATCCATCCGCGCACGACCGATACCCAAAGGTTTAGAGATGCGCGCAAAAACGACGCGCGATCAGGGTTCGTGGATTCCTGCCTAATTGTGTCCATGTCCAACGTGTGACCAAGCGCTGGGTTACCCCACGCCCATGACGCAGGATGCAATGGGTCAAGGCTCGGGTCGGGTGACCATTCCGCCATGTACATCGTGGACGGTTCGCCTTTGTCAATGGCTCGAATGCCTGCTTCACGCCAGCGTTGGAACAGCACAGATTCTTCCGTGCCAGCCGTGGAGAAGAAGCAAGCCAACGGGTTTTTTCTAGCGCGCTGTGCCGGCAAGAGTCCGCCTTCCACGGAATCGGGGTTGACGTCAAAGAGTTCGTCCACGATCACCAAGTCAATGCTCATACCGTGACCTTGATTTGGCTTCAATGCTTTGACCCACCATTTGCTGCCGTCTGGCATGGTGGCCTGATAACGACCGTAAGACTTGACGATCTTTGCGCCGTAGTACTCCTCAAGGATTGGTGCAAGATCATCAAACAACAAGCAAGCCAAATCCAAACGGTGAGCACCAGATACCACGGTCTGTTTACCGCCACGTATCTTGGGCATCTCCACAAGCCAAAACAAGATGAGCGCTTGGATGATTGTGGTCTTACCGTTCTGACGCGCAACCGACACAAGGCTCGAACGGTGCACAAACTTCTGATCAACGTCAACCGCCAGCATTCCCTCAAGAGCATGTATTTGCCATGGCATCAAATCAATCTGCAGGACCTTCTTAGCCATGTCCCCCACAAGTCCAGCTAGTGAGCCGGCATGGTCAGGGATCATCGTTTCCAGTCTCGGCTGGTCATGGCCAGTTACCGCTGGTTCAGGCTGGTTCAGGCCTTTTGCGACAAATTGTTGGA